GTATCAATTAATTCATCAAATTGATTTTTTGTTCTTAAAAGCGCTCTAAGTAGCTCTACCTTCTTTGTAATTTCAGTATCCATTAGTCAATATTATCATCTAAGTTAACATCAGGTCCGACGTACGTTTTAACACATTGTATATAATTCTTATAGGTGTCACCATAGAATCTATGCCTACATTTAGTAACTAACCAGCGCCCTAATAATTTTTTATCCGAATCTACTTGTTCAGCAGTTCTATATATATCTATAAACTTACCAGCTTGCCGTTTTGTATCTCCTACAACATCAATAGATAAGCATAAGTTATAAAATATTAAATTTGATGACATTTCTGCTTCTGCAATATTTGCAGATTTATCAATAGAGAACGGTGTACTGATAGTTCTAAATAAGTTTTCTTTTTTCTGTTTATTAAGAGGTAAAAAAGGTTTAGGTTTACCACCCTCACTTTTAAACACATCAACAAAATTCTTCTTCCACAGCTCTTTAATATCTTTAATTCTCTTTTCACGTATTGCATGCTCACCTAAAATCGGATCATACCCCACAGCTTTATAGTTAATAAAAAACTCATTACTATAATCTAACATTGGTGTTGTAAAGTTTGTTTGTGGTAGTTGTGTTGTATAAGGATTTACATCTGCATCAGGAGGTGGATTATTTTTATTTGACTTTATTTTATCTACTAAATCATTAGCAGCAAAAGCCTCTGTTACCTCGTCTTTATTTTTTTCGTAGAGTTTAGATAGAGTTTGCAAACTATATTTTTTCGTAGTTCTATTAAAAGTTAGAAAGGATCTTACATTTAACCCCTTTTCCTTTTTATAAGATATTCGTAGTAAGTATTTTATTAGATCAGAATATCTAAAAGAGTCAGATGGTATTATATGCTCCGGAAATATATCTATTACATGATCCCCCGGCTCAAAATTATCCTCATCAACTACTTCCTCACTTATTATGTCTTTAAGAATACTCTTTATAATATCACCTGTAGCGCCTCTAAATCTCTTACCATACGGTATATTTTCATTAAGCTTAAAAAAGTTTTCATCTAGTAATGTGAATATTTTATAGTTACCAGCCCTGTCCTTATTACCAACACTATTATTTTCATCATTTAACACAAAATTATACTCTAATTTTTTCTTCCCACCTTCTAGCTTCAGGGAAAACGTAAAAACATCTCTTCCATCACCTCTAGTTATTATAAGATTTTCAATAAAATCATATGGATTGTTAATAACAATAGTACCATTAGTAAAAGGCTCTAAAAAATTCTCACTTAAATCTAATAGCTTAATAGCTGATTTAGTAAAATCTGCTTTAACTTCACCCTTATCATCCTTTAGTTGAAATTCACATTCGTAAGGAGCTCCGTTTATTATAAATATCTCAGACATTAAAAGTGTTGGTTGTCAAATACCGTGGAAGTAGTTATTTGCGAATAAATAAAACTTCTAAAATCCGGTAATATATATTTAAGCTGTTGCCCGCCTTCCACAAAAAACTGCGTTTTAAGTATTTTCTTATTTAGTAGATAGATTATCCACCAACTTTTTATATCATCGTATAATTTATAAGATGTTGTAGTTAAAGGTTCTTTAGATTCAGCAGTATACAATCCCAGAATATCAGAATCTATATTATCCGGAAACTCTATTTTATTTAAAATATTATAAAAATAAAATTGTTTACCGTTATTAGAAGCTGTATGAACTTTAAAAATTCTCTCATAGTCGACAATATCTAGACTCGATAGTGCTGGGATATTATCTTGATAGTCACCTAATTTTCCTGTAATAGATTTCATGTTATACTGATTTGTGATCCATAAAGTTTGCAACTTCAACAGTAAGTGATTTAAACGACATCGAGCAGATATACCCTTCAGGTATCATTTTACCGCCTATTAGTCTTCTTTGACCTACCATACTAAAACTTAAACTATCACAATAAGCCCATCTTATAAATCTTAAACCCTTTAATTTAATCTTATATATATGTGGAAAGTCCATAGTAATGGAATTTTTCCTTGTCGGTCTATTTAGTTTAGTAAACTCTTTAATAAATCTCTGATTTTTCTCCGCATCACCTTCGTTTATAGTATTTAAAAGCGGAAAAGAGACAGTAAGTGGAGAGTCAGTATTTGCGAATTGGTAGAATTTAGGGGTTTCAATATAGGTACCGGTGCTAGGACCACCACCGCCGGTTTTGGCTTCCTTAATATTGTTTATAAACTCGCTAACCTGTCCTGCAGCTCCTGCTAATTCACTACCAATCTTATTTACTACTTCACCAATAGAAACTGTACCTCTATCTGTTATATTGGATAGGGTATCAGCAAACTCTGTGGTAAAACTTCTAAAATCATTATTAAAGTAAGGAAAAACGTACCTACCCGGCCCGTCCTCGGTGGGGTATAATCCGTTATAATATTCTTCTGTATCCAACTTTGCTACAGAAGCGAATCCTTTTATTGATGCAGCAAGCTGCGTAGACTTTAATTTGTAAGGGATTACCACCACTCTTGGAGTTTCGTTTCTTAATTGTGATCCAGCAGGTAACGAAGTCCATGCACCTTCTTTCATAATATTCCTCATACGTATATATTTATAGTTACAGACTTGGTACGTTTATACTATAAGGAGATAAAGAATAATCTGCTCTAGAATTTAATAAAGACTCTGCACTGTTAACAGCTTCTTGACCAGCATTTCCTGCTAACGGCACTACTGAACTATTACCAATTTTTATATTTTTTATAGCTTTGACCGTGTTTCCAGTATTATCTTCAGTAAGCTTACTATAGGTAGTTAATGTATCCAATTGTATCCTTATAGTCTCCATAATAGTTGTTAACCTTTTAAATGGATCTTTTTTAGGAGGTTCCGGAAGATCGGGCTTAGTTTTAAGACTAACTACACCAGTTTTTCGGTTTTGTGTAAATTCTCCGAATTGTGATTTATCATTAGTAATACCGAAGAATTTTCCTAATCCCTTATTAATTGCACCAAAGAAATCATTACTACCAGACATACCTGGATTATACATCTCCTTAAAATATCCAACTGATTTCCTTTGAGCTCCTAATAGTCCATATACAGCTACTGTTATTTTTTCTATACCATCTACAGCAACATCAGGATCACCAGTAATTTCTAAATCAGCTAAATCAATTCTACCTAATGCATCTAACCCGCTTTTAAGCTCGGAGATAGGTTTAGCAACTTTACCCAACTCTATAAGTTTTTCAAGTGGTCCATCGCCGAGAAAAGAACCAATACCATCTGCAAGTTTACCGATAAATTCTCCTCCGGTTAGCGCAAGAAGACCAGCGGCAAGACCAACAAGACCGGGTCCTAAGAGAGCTAGGTTAACTGCGTCTATCTCAGCAACTTTTTCTAGCAAGGGTGTGAAAGATTTAAATCCAGGGGCTGCTATTCTAAAAGCAGCGGCTAAAGGCAGTAGAGCTAGCCCTAATGCACCAAGAGCAAGTGCACCCACAAAAATCAGAGGTGATGCTATAGCAAATATAGCTCCTACAACGCCTAATACTAGTAAACCTACAAAAGCTTTACCTATTGTACTCCATTCTAGCTCCTGAAATTGCAGCATAGAGTAAGTTAAGGGAATTAAAGCTAGACCTAATAACCCTAGAGCAAGTGCTCCTAACGCTATGGGCGCCGCCACTAACCCTGCAAGAGCTCCTACTGCGCCTAATGCTAGTATACCTACTATAGCTTTACCTATCGTACTCCATTCTATTTCCTGTAGAGGTACTAAGGCACCACGGACCATTAATGTTAGCGCAGCGGCTCCGAGCAGCAAACCTACTGCTCCTGTTTTCATTAACTTACCTGCAAGCGCTATCCCACCTAATATTATTAATGCCTTACCAACAGTTCCCCAGTCTATATTGGCCAGGTTTTGAAGCGCGCCTGGTATTGGTCCAATACCCACGAGTAGGACTAAAGCACCAGCAGCTGCTAGCATACCATATGAGCCTTTACCCATTAACTTACCAACTAATGCTAGGCCTCCTAATAGTGCAAAAGCTTTGGTCATCATCATCCAGTCTATGTTAACCATATTTTCAAGTACGCCTGGTACTGGTCCAATACCAACTAGAATACCTAATGCAGCCGCGGCAGAAAGCATACCCATCCCACCCGCACCCATTAACTTACCTACTAATGCTAAACCTCCAAGAATCACAAAAGCCTTTGTAATCATACCCCAGTCTATATTAGCTAAGTTTGGAAGCACTCCGGGTATTGGACCTACACCTACCAGAAGCGCTAATGCTGCAGCTGCAGCAGCTATACCTGCAACAGCTCCACCAATACCTTTTAGACCACTTAAAAGCCCTCCTTTTTTAGATTTTTTACCTGTATTCGCCTTAACAGATTCGCGCGCGGCTCCGGCTGGTGTTTCTTCTGATACTTTTGTTGTTAGTGAGGTATCTTTTTTCTGCTCTTTTTCTTTACCGAAAAATACATCAGCTATAATATCTGCTATGTTAGTAGTTCTTTTTCGTTCTTGGGATGATAGGGTAGGCTTTACACGCTTTTTTCTATCAAACGAGGAAGAATCAGACTCAATAATATTTTTAGATACTTTTTCAGATCCTGATTCCTCGTTATCGCTAAATAACTTACTAACAATACCCGCCATCCACAATATTTAATTGGATGTATCAAAAAAGGCAGGATCTATAGCTATAGTTTTTTCATCGAAAGTTAATATTTCAGTTTCGTATGACGCGAATGCTTTAAAAAAGGTAGCCAACTGTCTATATACAGTAAGCGGTAAATTTTCAATTATATCTACCCTTTCGGTTATTTTAAGATCGTCGAATAATGCCGTTTCATCACCCACTGTTACCGATTCAATATACTTTATTAACTCGTATATATAGATTAATCCAAAAGCTTTATCCGGCGCCGGGTCGTCTTTACCCTTATCTAGCTCTGCTAAGCACTTACTAATAATACTATTTTCTGCCTTTAGCGTTGGTATTTTAAACTTAAGTTCGACTTTGCCCTCCTTCGCATTACCTTTCATGTTAAATGCCTTTTTAACTTCGTCTATCTTATCGATATATTTATCAATATTATAAACATCACCATCAATACTAACTTCACTACCAAGTGATTGTCTTCTTAAATGTAAAACTATTTTAGACCTATCAACTGTAAAAATATTATCTGTATCAGCATTCTCTAAAATAATATTATTTAAAACTTTTTTAAATTCAATGGCTCCTTTAATACCAGTTACGGCCGTACTAAGCAAATTTTTCTGCTGTTTTAGAGTTAAAGTTTTTAGAACCACCTCTCCTGATGTAATAGGAAGTTTTAAATTGTTCTCAATATCTTTTAACTTTTTAAGAAGGCCGCTTGAAATTTGTGACATAAATTTATTTATTGCAATACTCTATGTTTTCAACTCTGATTTTCTCTCTTTGTTTTCTTTAATATATAGCTCCATATAATCTTTTATATCTAAGTATGTACTTTTTTGCAAAAATGTAACATCATGTATACGTTCACTTAAAATAAAAATATAGTCTCTATAAGTACGAATATCTATAGGACTTAGTATTGTAGCTAGGAAATGTACTATATAACAATCGTTTAAGCTTAAGTCTATTTTATCACCTTTCAACATAAAGCTTATTTTAAGTTTTGATATATGCTGTTTATAAAATTCTTTTATCTTTGTTTGTATTTCTAAAGGAAGATAATTAAAAATTAAATCTTGCTCTGTATAACTTAAATTACAAAAGTCTATAGTCTCTCCATCTAATATTATAGTTTCTATAAAGTTACCTTCATATAATGTAGTTAGTGGAAAGGTCCTAGGGTAGTTAAGAGTAATAATATTATTATCAAATTTAAATACCTCCTTTATATCAACAATCTCTAATAATTCGTTTTGTATTTGTATTATATCAAAACTATAATCTCTCAACTCGATAATGTTTCCAACACACAAGTCTCTAATATGTAAAAGACAAAAAAACTTCTCTAATATATTAAGATCAGGAGTAATAAAGAGATTATCTAAATACGATAAAATCGCTTCTTTATTATCTATTATACAGTGAAGCTCCTTACAGTTCTCTATTGTAAAAGTTTTTAATAGAACTGATTTAGAGGTAGGAAGAACTAATCCTAACATATATTAATTACAACGGTCTGTAATTTTTACAAGCGAAAGTAATTGATTTTTCAATAAAATCTCCATCACCGTAATTTAAATTATAACCTTCTACAGCAGTAGGGAAAGCAGCTTCAAACACATAACCTTTACGCTTCGAACCATCGTTATTGTATTGAGTAACCGTAATATCCGATTTTAATTTAAAATTTGTTAATCCGTCAATACCTAGCGCTATAAGCCACGGTCTAAAGAATCCATGTTCTATATCTTCACCTGTTTCTAAAACATTTAAACTAAATGACCTAGAGAGAAAGTCAGTTCTTTGAACTAACCCATAACCAGGTAAGAATCCGCCACGATTTTCTACTCCTATAGGGGTAAACTCACTTGATTCTTGAGGTATAGTAAACTGCCTAGCAACTAGTAAAGTACCGCTTCTTGTTAAATCCTCCGGATTTACTTTAGCTTTCCAATTTTCATTGGCCTTACTAATTGCAGCATTAATAGCTTCATTAACATTTGTATCTATACTCACCTTCCAAAGAAAGGGATGTGATACGAAAAAGTTAGGATCCGTACTAAACGCGTCAAGAAAAGCTTTAGCTTCGTTGGCCATATAATATATTTATGGTCTAACTAAAGTCTCTATAGAAATGATATGCGAAAGTAACAGTAGTATTTAAAATTTCTCCGGTACCGTCAGCTATAGAATAATCAATTGGACTAATATCTCTAATAGACGCACCTACAAGTTGTATGGTTTGAACAGGGGCTAGATCCTTATTGATTACATCTAAAGTAATAAGATCACCGTCACCAGGCAGTCCGTACTGACCGGTTGAAGTTTCATTATTAAACACGGCTCGTGAAGCTGCTTCAAATTTAGTTCTTAATTCATTATTCTCATCATGAAAGAACTCAATAGAATAAGCTTCTGAACCTGGATAGGTAGACTTACCAGGAACATTAAACTGCTGACCGTAGTAAGAAACTGTCTTGTTTTCAATATTTCTACCAGGTAGTTGAGCTGATCTAGCGTAAACTAAATCTGAATCACCGTTAAAGGATACCCCTTCAATGTCAATTTGTTTAACCCTGAATAGAAAGTCTCTAGCAAATTGCTTTTCAGCTGCCCTTGAGAAGAAGTTTTGAATTGTAGTTGCCATAATATTATTTAATTGTTATTTTGTATTAACCGATGATTTCTTCGAAGTTAGCGTCAGTTCTTGTAGCGTAGAAGTTAACTAAGATAAACTCAGCAGTTCTGACCGGTTTAATGTAGATGTCTACTACTAATTCATTTGCGTCAATAACCTCTGCAGTGTTATTTCTTTCATCGCAAACAATCAAGTAATCGTAAATACCTTCATTATTTTTTGCTCTTTCGAATAGTGGGGTTAAAATATTAATAAGTCTCTGTCTAGTAAACTCAGTATTTTGTTCAAATACGAAGAATCTAGAAACTTTCTTAGTAGGTCTTTCAAGTGCTAAGAACAACCTTCTAACATTAATTCTATCAAATGCACTTGGCTTCTTACTAAGTGTCTTTTGACCAAATATAACTTGTCCTTGATTAGGGAAGTTTGCTACTGGGTTAATGTTAGCCTTGTAAAGCTCATCTCTTTGCTTCTGGTTAGGATTAACTGCAAGATCGTTAGCGAATTGAATTAACCCTCTAGTAAATCCAGCTGGTGCAAACCATGGGAAGTTAGCAGCATCTGTTCTAGCCATGGCCGCGGCCGCAAAGCCAGAGAATGGAATGAAAATTTGTCTACCTGAAAAATTATCATAAACTAGCGGCCATTGTGCATAAACTGCAGCGTATGAAGTATTTTCATTCTCAAACTGGTGGCGAATCGGCCAGTATACATCTGTTTGGAAGTTTCTTAACTTATTATCAAGAACTCTTGACATCTCACCTGTAACGAGAATCTGACGTAATACATCCGCTACAAAGATACAATCACCTCTTCCGCCTCCTAAGTAAGGTGGAGAGCAGAACTGTTCAAACTTATTAAAGATTGTAGAGTAGTTGTTTCTTAAAGTTATTGCCGTTCCAGTAATATCATTACTAGTGCGTAATCCGTTAACAGCTGTATTTAGAGCTGTATTGGTGTTATATTCATCATAGTAAGTCGTAACAGCTGCTTTAGAGGCTGCATGAATAGTACCTAACCCACCTTCAACTACAACGTCGATATCGTATATTTCGTCGTTACTAATACCTTCTAATGCTCTATCTACCTTACTCGGAATATCTCCTAACTGCTTGTCAGTAACTGCAGTATCGCTATATGCACCTAAAGCAAATAACGAATCAGCATCACCGCCACCGGTTGAGGCTTTGGTAAGAGTGGCTGGTGTAGTACCAACAGTATAGCTTTCTGTACCAGCTAATGATCGAAGCGCCGCGCTGTTAAAGCGTATCTTTTTAGTGGTAGTACCATCTGAATTTTTTCCATCTCCTCCAGATAGTCTATTGCTAAGATTATCATTTACAAGTACCTCAACATTACGTGAGTTACTATCTGCAACACCAATATAAAATGGATTATTAGGACCACCAGTAGGATTCAACTGCGTTCTATTGTAGTTAACTGAACCAACTAACCCTTCTTCTAACACAAAATCTAACTTAAATGCTTCATTGGCGTAAATAGACTTTCTAATCTTAAACACACCTAAATTGAGCACATCGTCATCTTCCCTACCGTCAATATTATAAGGGGTGAGATTCTCCATTACCTCGGATATACTGTTAGCAGCGCCATTTTGAGCAGGTGCTGAAACACTGAATTGTAATGTACCAGAAGGTAAGGTAGTATATGCTGCACCACTCAAGAATTTAGTATTACTTGCTACTGACTTAACATTTAAGATACCATTGAAATCTGTAGCAGGGTTAAGGTTAGTATTGTCTACTGCTCCTACATAGTAACCTTCAAATTGCTCATTAATAGTAGTTTGAGCTTTATTAAGAACAATTAAACCAGCTTTTCCTAAATTACTAACCGTGCCTAAATCATTCTTTGTACTTCCTGCTGCAGACCAGTCAAACGCAGTACCTTCTAATGCACTAAGATATTCTGCTTCTGTAAGATTTACGTGTGTTGGTGCACCTAAAACGTAAACTCCTGAACCAGAGAAACTTAAACTACTCTTACCCCCATTAAGATCAGCAGCTGTTACTGGATAAGCAAGAGCGGAATATTGTGAACCAAACCCATCACCACTATTCGCACCATACGGAAGTCTGGACGCGTAAACATTACCTGGCGAATTGAGCATTTCACTTATAGAGTAGTAAAAATATCTTTCAGCTGAATTAGTAGGAGTACCAAATACACGGTCCAACTCTTGCTTAGTAGTAATTTTTAAGACTTCATCCAGAGGACCTTGCTGAGCAAATCCTGTAATATAAAAATTTGTACCTATATTCTGTGGTGCAATAAGAGACAAGTCCGATTCTCTTATTTCAACACCTGGTGAGGTGATTTTCTTTGTGGCCATAAAATTATTTATTTAAATTCGGCCCAAAAAACTCAAAAATCTACAATTTCAGTGTGAAGTTGTGAATAAACAAAGGTAAATCCGGAAACCAACTCGTCTGTATTTTGATAATCGTAATCTATTGAATCAACGGACGTTGGAAACGCCTTTGTATATGTAAACTTAATTCTATCATTATTAAATTCATCTTTACCTTTTATTGTAAGATTCGTTTGATAATCAGCAAAGTTTTTATCAACATTAATTTCTCTAGCATTATATCTACCTTCTTTTTGATCGTGTAAAAGGTTTAACCAATTATATAAAACCCAGTAGTTTTTATACTCATTATCTATTTTAAATTTAACACTTACCGGAGGATAAGAGTTTTTTGAATGAGATGAGAGATATAGTGTATTACCAGCGTATCTATTTTCTACAGCAGGTACAACTATTTCAGGTACAGCAGTACCATATATTGAAAATTGTACAGAATCTGGTACTATAGTTTTGTTGTCATTCTTAAACTTAGAGCTAAATTCTTTTAAAATTGGAGGTACGTCAAAAATTAAAAGAAA